TGGCGTGTCTATCTGGGTGCGGGCGTCTTGCATGGCTTCGAGTATCATTCCATACATCCTTCAAGGTTAAAAAATATTCCGAAAGTAACCAACAAAAAACCAAGAAATCCGATCATCACACACCCCCCATCTGAAACCACACCGACAAGCCGCCGAGAATGGCCACGAAGGCGACGATCAGGAAGGCGTTGCGGTTGCGGGCACGACGCCATTCCGAGTGGCGCACATCGATCTCAAGTAAACCCCATTCTGAACAGCCCGGCGGATAACCCATCTCCCGCAGCTTTTCGAAGTGGCGGGTGGTTAGTCTTGTGTATGTCATTCTGTAAATCCTCTCTCTTGCGGCCCTGCGCTCGCTGCGCTAGATTGGCCCTGTGTTGTGGTGGCACAGACGCTAGCCTGTCCTCTCGGCTGCGTCAACCCCCGGTCTTCGGATCGGGGGTTTTTTTGTCTATGATATGCGCCATATTCGCACGCCATCATTTTCTTTTCTTGCTGTGAACCTCCAGCCTTTTTCCCTCCGAAAACATCGGGCCGCAAAAGCTGGGTTTGATCTTCCACCACTGCTTTCTGACGCAATAAATATGCTATCTCCAACCTCCATTTCTCCAAATGGATATTTCTTGCGTCCTACCTGATTTGGCGGATTTACGTTTTTTTCAATTTTCATTTTAAGTTCCACTTATTTCACTCTAACACAAATTCACATTACACATCTAATCTTGGAAATCAACAATCAATTTTGATTGGCAAATGTTACGCATCATACCCGCATCTTATACGGCCATGCGTAAGATTAAGCCCCTGAAAATACTAGTTAAAATCAAATCATACACATCATATTACTATTAGAGTATTCTGTTTTCGCTCTGGCCTACCCAAAAATCACTACTCTGACCCCTTTATGATGTGGATGTTATGGGTCTCTTTCTGTCTCTGTATCTGCTTAAGATGAGTATGATGCGTAGGATGGCTTTTACCGTTCAATTTCAACATCTTACATCATATCAGGCTCGTGTAAGATGTGTGTAACATTTGCCCGAAAACAAAAAACCCGCTCACGAAGAGCGGGTTTCTGTAATATTTTGTAATATTCCGTTACATCACAAGGCAAACCATTTCAGGGTTTCTTTCCCCCGATACTTGCGCCCCTCTCGCAACTCAACTTTGCCGCTTTCCGCAAGTTGCTTGCCGATTGTGTCCACAGAGGCGGCGTCGATCCGTAGCTTGTTTGCCAGCATCGCGGTAGTGAGGCCGTTCTCCGCATCAATGTAATTCAGGAACCGAGCCGCGATTGCGTCCTCTGGTCTGTCGCCTTTGTTGTCATTGGCAAAGACAAGCTGGACCTTGAAGTCCAGTTCGTCCTTCACATATGCCAGCGCCCAGCGCACATGGTCCAATGTCCTGACGCCATCTGGAATGGCCAGAATAAAGCTGACCTTGGCAATCAACTCATAAGCCCGGCGGATCATCGCAATGGATGCCTCGCCCGTCTTTTCGCCCATGAAATCGGCATAGTCGATCAGCCAATCCACAATTCCCGCCAAGGCTTCCGCAGCGTCCTCCGTGGTTCGCACGTCCTTGCGCGGGCCAGCATACTCAACGCGGCCTTCCGTGCCGCCATAAATCATGCCCAGCTTGCCAGCCATCATGATTGGCAGATCGGGACGCTCAAACGCTTTGCGCGGGCGGGGGTTGATATCACGTTCTGACACAATGATAGCCCGGCCCACAAAGCCCTGTGTAGCGGTCTCGCCGTCCATGATGCCGTCAAAGGTGCTTGGTGTGGTAAAGCCCATGATGGACAAGAAAGGCCGCTCAAGACCCTGATCCACCATTGCCAGCATCCGCTCGGCCTGCGCTACGCCCCGCTCATTGTCGTCATCTTGCGCACGGGAGAGCTGACCGGCATACAGCTTGCGCAGTTCGCGCTTCACATCACCGCCCAGCAGGAAGCGGCTGTTTGCCTTTGAATAGGCATTCATGATTGTCCCGAATACGCCCTCAAGATAGGACGCCCCACCGCGTTTTTGGGCATTACGGACCTTGCCGAGAAAAATGCCGATCTCGTCTATGTTGTAAAAGCAGGCTTGGTTTTCGATCATGTTGCGGACAATCTCTTGTTCCGACTTGATCCCGCCTTGAATGGCCCCATGCACACTCGCCGCGATGTGCAGATCGGTGAACGCTTGCATGACCGCCTCTTTGCCCGTCGATGATGCCGCAACACAAAACGTCAGCATGTTTGCCGTGACGCCATCGTGCAGGTCATAGTGAGACATGCCGCCGATATTGCCGACAGCGGTAAGGGATGCAGCAACGCAAAGACGCCTGCGGGGATAACGGCATTGCGCGTCGATCCAGTCTGCAACCTTGCCCACGAACCCCGGCGGGCGGGACAGGTCAATGTCAGAAACATCAAGCGGTAGCTTGAAATCGCTTTCTTCCAGCCGTTCAGGGGCAGGAGCAATGTCGTCGGGAATTGTCCAATCATCATTGAAGTCGGCAAACTCGTCAGGCTCCGCCTTCATCTTAGCAATGGTTTCCTTGCGCTCTTGTTCGCGCTCGTCGGCAAGTTCGTCATAGGATTTTTCGCCGTTGTAATAGTCGGCAAGCCGGAATGTCTTGTCGTCGCTCATTGTGTGTCCATCCATTTCTTGGCGGCAATGCGCCCATCTGCACTCAAACGCCGATAGGCAACCGCAAGCAATCGCCGAAGCTGTTTTTCCGTCATGGCGGCGTTTTCCATTTCGGATATGCCAGCCGCGACATATGCCTCTAACTCATGTTGCTGCGCACAAGAAGCCCAGAACCGCGCGTCGTCGCGCACCTTTTCCGCAATAAGCGGCACGTCAGGATATCCAGCGCCATGATGTTCCAGCCAGTGCGAGACAGTGGCAACCGCAACTTGTCTATCCAATGCGGCGCAATCATTCAGACCCTCCCAAAGAAGCGCCGCACGATCCTCGCCCGTCATTGCTTCATACCTTCAGCTTGCAGAATGGCGTTGCCGATCAGTTCGGGGATTTGAGGCACTACTGCGTTTCCGCAGGCCCCAACTCTGTCCACCCAATTGGGAACCCCATCACGGCTTCCGCGAAACAAGGGTGTAGGTATGTCGGGTCGTCCTCGCATGTCCTCAACCCTTCGGACATTTTGGCACCACGAAAATGCGCCGAACCCAGAAACCTCTTGCGGCTTGAACCTTTCGGTTCGTTCTTGCCGATCGTCGGAAGAAACAGCCGCTTGACCGCTGCGGGGAAGCCATTGCGCAATGTTTCGATGTTGAAATTTCCGCGCTTTTGACTGTCGTTCTTGCGCGGGGTAGGCAATAACCCACGCCCTTTCTCTAAGGTGTGGAGCGCCCATGGCAGCCGCCGGTATGTTTTCCCATTCCGCATCATACCCGCATTCGGCCAAGTCTCCGAGAACAGAGCCAAACCATCCGCCTCGTTGCTCAGACGGGCCAGTAAGCAAGTTTGCGACGTTCTCCACGATGACGTAGCGCGGTCGTAACTCGCCAATAAGTCGGACGATTTCGGACCAGAGGCCGCTGCGGGTGCCTTCTCCAATGCCTGCTTGCTTGCCTGCTGTGCTAATGTCTTGGCAGGGGAACCCGCCTGTGATGACATCAACGGTAATTCCATCGGCAGCAAGCTGGGCTGCGGTGAGTGTTCTGACATCTTCATATTGTGGAACCTCTGGCCAGTGCTTCGCCAATACCTTGCGGGGAAACGGATCTATTTCGCAGAACGCCACGGTCTCGAACCCGCCTGTGCGTTCTAGGCCAAGGCTAAAACCTCCTATGCCTGCGAAAAGATCGAGAACGCGTAGCTTATTCATTGCTTACCCTCATAACGCGGGGCCAGATAGTCCGACAACAAACGCTGCGTTTTGTGGCTCAGACGATCAACCCTGCCTGACTTGATAGCTGCAACCGTGTTGCGACTTAGGCCAGTGTGCGTTGCAACTGCGCTCACTACCCTATCTTGTAGAGCCTTTTGAATTTCGTCCATATCTAGCATAAATGCACCCTAACATTGTCTTTTGCTAAATTTGTTGTTGCACACCCTTTGATAGTATGCAAACACTAATCTTGCAGGATTGAGAGGCGCGACCTGCCGCGCAGAACCCAAGAGGGAAACACAATGGGAATACTTGAACAGGCCGCAAGGCCGAAGGATCGCGCTGTCATGGTGACAGTCTGCGGTGATAGCGGCATGGGCAAGACAAGCCTTGCCGCGACCTTTCCGAAACCGATTTTCATTCGCGCCGAGGATGGTATGCAGGCAATTCCTGCCGACCGTCGCCCGGACGCGCTGCCGTTGCTGGAAAGCCCGTCACAGCTTTGGGAACAACTCACGGCACTTGTGCAAGAGGATCACGACTACCAGACACTTGTGATTGACAGCGTGACCGCGCTTGAACGCATGTTCATTGCATC